CCCTCGCGCAGTTTCAGTCGCGGGTGGTTGATCACGCGGAAATTCCAACGTGCATCTGAGAGCAGGTTGTACAGCATGTTGTGGTCCAGAGCCATCTGGTAGCCCACGTAGCGTCCCATAACGTCAGAGAGACGCATACGGGTAAAGGGAATGCGCTTGCGCAGGCGGTCTGGCGTAGACCAGAACGGAAACGCCCATTCCTCCTGTGCATCGAGGACCAAGGTGCGGCTCTCCTTCTGATCGTCACCCTCCACGACGCGCCAGCGGCGGAAGCCGTTGACATCGTACTCCGTGTACATACGCACCATCTCCGCCTTCTTGTGCATATCAGGGCGGACCATGCGCGTCTCCTCAAGCAGGAGCCAAACGGGAATGCCGTCCTCGTCGTGCCAGTCTACTACACGCTGCGGATCAATGATGTGCGTCCTTGGATGCTCTGCGCTACCCAATTCCGTAAATGACCAAAACACGTCATCTACAATGAGGTTGGTCATCATGCGGGTCGTAGCAGCACCCCAGTTTCTTCCCGTGCCGTCAATGTCGTGCCACATGCGGAAGAAAACGCTGTCGGTATCCGACGGGTCGCCCAAGGGATCGCCGTAGACACGCTTGGCTTCGCTCTCAACGGCCTTGATCCCGCCGACATACGCTTCTATCAGCGTAGACATATGTGCCGGGAAACGGGTAATAAAGGCCCTCTCACGGAAGGCATCGGCTGACTCTCCCAGGGCGCGGCGACGAAGGTACGTGCCGTTCTGCGGACCACGAATACGGTCCTGCCTGTCAAAGTCTACCGTGACCTCAGAAAGACGCTTCCTGCCACGAATGCCGCTAATATCCATGAATGGCGAGAGCGTCCGCTCCTTTCCTGCCCCCGATGCAGGATCTGCCATTCTGCTTGACTCTATCTGCGATACCAGCAGGGCATCGCCTGTAAATTGATCCCTCGCAAACTGCCGCTGATAAGCCTCCACATCGTAATCTGGATGCTTGTTGTCTACCCAAAGATTGGACATATCAAATAATGTTTATGAAAGAGGCACCTGCACTCGCCTTGGGCTTCGGATCATAGATCGCCAGCTCCAGCGCGTTTCTGCGATCAGGGCTTCTCCTAATCAGCGTTTTCAGTTTCTTCTTGTCAGCCACCTTTCGGCGACCCTTTGTATCCATTGTATATGTTGTTGATGCCAACTCCTCTACCAGCATACCGTCGTCAGGTATAGCACCACCAGCCTTGAGCCAGTCGGCTAAACCAAATGCCATCTCACTTCCAGCGTCGGAGTATTGGTCGGAATCAGAAGCGGGAGATTGGAGGTGAATAGGACGCACTCTAATTCCAAGCTGCTGTGCCAAGTCCATGTGAGAAAGGGCATCCACTGGAGATGCTCCAAGTCCGATTTCATCTATCTTTACCTCTACTTCTCTGTCTGTGTCGCGGCGAAGCCGACGAACGGTGTCTACAATCTTACTGGCTACCTGCACCCCATCCGATCCTTGCAGGACCACAGGCTCCATCGCCCAATGACCCCGAACGGGAAATATGACTGTTTCGTCATCTCCAAAGCGGGCTACGTCAACGCCAAGGCGCAATGCACCCTCTCGGGACACTGTGGGCCAGCGGTCCTTTGCAAACTCAATCGTTTCAAGCCCATAGACCGTGTTATCTCCATGGCCGGGGAAGTCGCCCATAACGCGGACGCGGTACAGGGGGCTATCCTCGCCCCATTGGTCCTTCTTCTGCTGGCACCACTTCTTCGTAGCAAGGCCGGGGATCTGCACCTCGCCCGTCACGTTCGGGCTGTCCCACGAGCTGATCTTAATGCAATGCCAAGAGGCTCGGTACTTGTTGAATGCGTCGAAGAAGTGACCGCTCATCTTCGTACCCTGCGAAGCCATGACCATCTTGGCACCACCGGCCATGTTGCCCTCCATCGCGGAGAACACGGCATCCTGTATACCAGAGGCCTCGTCAAGCAGGTACATGACGTGCGGAGAGGAGATACCAGCGGCGTTCTCTGCCTCCTTTGCTGAGAAGCCAAAGATTTGGTTTCCGCTGGTGAAAGTGAGGCCCGTGGCGGGATCAAGCGAAGGCGGCTTTACACATACCTGCTGGAGGATCGGGGTTCGCTTGTATGCAGCGCGGATCTCTCGCCACGCAATGTCCTTCACCTGATTGAAGGATGCCGCAGATAGGGCAACACGCGCATCCTCCCCCAAGAGGTGCCATTTGAAGGCCCACCACAGGGCCAATACCATAAAAGACCGTGACTTTGAAGTCTTATGCCCGGAGCGGATGGCAACTTGGTCATTATCTCTGACGGCACGTAGCAGCTCACGCTGCTTTGACCACGTTGTCTCACCCAACACGTTTTCAGCAAACCATACCGGGTCCTCGCACTTCTCAGCAAGGGCCTTTATGTCGTCGGGAGTCGGCATGTCAAAGAACTATGTCTTTCTTGCTGCTATGATGAGTTCGTCAAAGGCGGACAGCTCCTCGCCAACACTTGACTGCTTATAGCCGCCGTAGTGCTTCATCAGGCGATCAAGAGCGTCGTCAGCAGGGTAGAAGTCAAACTCCGTCCCGTACTTCGTCGGCCTCATCTTCTTCAGCAGGGAGCCATAGCCCTCTTTCTGCATCTGCTTGACATCAAAGACGTATTCGATGCCTAAATGCAGTTCGCCCTCGCAATGAGGGCAGGCTACGGGTACCTCCCGTAAGTATTTCATCAGGTCCACGTCAGCAATCGCCGAAAACTTGGCGATCACCTCTTCCATGGGCATCTTCAGAGCATCTGACTGGTCAATCAGCCGGCGCTCCACCTCTGCCCAGATGTGTTCCTTCTTAAACAGCTTGTGAGCCTTAACCTTCATCGCCCGGTACGCCCTTCCGTCGTCCTCCTGACCCTCTGGCACCTTGGCGCAGTAGTATCCGGCGGCTTCGTAGGAGCGAACCTTGTTCCGATAGGTTTCACTCTCTGGATCAGTGTACAAGTCCACCAAAGCGGCTTCCTTCTGCGTAAACTGATCGTATGTCTTTAATTCGTGTCGTTCAGGCATCCCGATCCTTGTATACACCTTACTGCCCTTAATCTAATCTTCACAGAAATACGGCACAATAAAAATCAAAAATAAAGTTGCGCGTTGTGTTGACCCATCCTATATTGCCGGTGTCGTGCAATTCCGCACGGCGTTTTTACGTGTAAAGAGGTAAGTACTATGGCAAGAGGAGTAAACAAAGTGATCATCGTTGGCAATCTGGGTTCAGACCCTGAGTCACGCGAGGCAGGTGGTTCCACCGTCTGCAACTTCCGCGTTGCAACGAATGAATCATATAAGGACTCCACAGGAACGTACGTAGATAAAACCGAGTGGCACAGCGTTGTCGCTTGGGGCAAACTGGCTGAAATCTGCGGGACGTACCTGAAAAAGGGATCACAAGTGTGCATCGAGGGATCACTTCAGACTCGTTCCTACGAGAAGGATGGGGTTACGAAGTACACTACGGAGATCAAGGCTCGGGAGATGACCATGCTCTCTGGCTCTGACTCCGGAGATGGTGCTGCTGGCTCCCCACCCGCTGCAAAGCCGTCTCGTGAGGTTGTAGATACGGGTCTGCCGTTCTAAGGGGTTGCCTCCGCCCCAAGGCGGGGCATATAGTGTACGGTTTTTGCTTCGCCGTACTTTTCGCTGTATGTCCCGCCACCCATTTTCACAGCGGCACCTTATGCTTGGCGTTCGCAAGGAAGTAAATCCAAGTATGTAGGTGGTGACGTGGTGCTGCAAAGCAAGTCAGACAGGATACCGCACCGCAGAAAGTCCTGTCACATGGGCCTGATATGGAATAGCCCAGTAGTAAAGCCCTCGGGACGCTACTGGAACCTCGGTTCGATCCCGAGCAGGTCCACAACTGAGCATGAGCAGTTAAACTTGTGCGTGTTCTTATATCACATATATCTATCACTAAGCGAGATAGGCATAAGGTAAGCCCTGTCCGCTCGATTGGTGGGTTTAGGAATATGTGGCGGTAACAGTCACAGGAAGGGCTGCCATGTGGGATGGTGGCCTTTTCTGTTTAACACAAGAGGCACAAAATGGAATACGAACAGACAGAAAGCATTGAGTACAACGGCGAATACTGGTCAATCATCAAGGATGACAATGGTATAAGCCTTATTTGCCAAGAAGAGGGCGATGAGGATCACTTCTGGCACGTAGCTGGCATTCGGGGTCGCACAATCCACGTACAGAATGAGAGTGCTACGCCTGCAAAGGGTCCATTTGGACTTGTCATCAACGAGTAGGGGTAAGGAATGAGCAAGCATATTCCAGGGGGCGGCATACGATGCCTTAAAGATGCAGAGCAGTTCCTACTTGCAACATCATCAAAAAGGAACTCAGTATCTAAATTGATTAAATGCCTCGAGGACTCTCCAAAGCCTTGGACCACGAAGTACTGGAAGGATGAAAGACGCAGAATCATAGGCAATAGGTGCAACTCCTGTAATACTGAGAAGGGCCCCATGGTTCTTCAGCATAAGTGGCACAGGCTTTCATTTTGGGATGCCATTACCCTTGCTACGATTCACCTTGCTAATAAAGACGGCAAGGACATAGAATTAGAACGATGGCGTGGCTCTTCACTGGACTCAGCACGGCTCCTTGCAGGCAGGATACGCAAGGACAATGAATGGCATGATATGAAGAAGAACGATATTGATCGTTTGGCACTGAAGATTGTAGCTGAGGAGGCTGTCAACTACTGGTCAATGCTCCTGACAACTACTGAGTGTAAGAGGTGTGCATTCCTGTGGGACAAGAGGCCGGGAATGCTTCTTCGGCAGAAAAAAACAAAGGAGGAGCGCCTTGCATTTCTTAATGCTCACCCCTCATATGTAAACGGCAAAAGGGTGTTTAATGGGGCGCTTGAGTTTCCTTGGAAGGATCTATGAGGGAAATTTATTTTCTGATTTTATTGCACCCAACTTAGGGTCAAAGTATATTGCTCTTACCGACGGGCGACTGGCTCCGAGGGTGTGAACAGGGTTGTGCGAGATACCCGCCAAACTTCAGTCTGAGACAAGCTGTTGGACCGACTAAAGTAAGTCCCCTGACAAGAGCGTTGCCTACAGCATCAGGCTGTAAGTCCCTTTGTGATTCCGGCTTCCCCCCGGCAACATACTCAGTCAGCGGCATCAATCTTTTTATTGAATCACAAGGAAGGGGGGGGCTATCTCTGACTCTTACTCTTCTCTAAATGTGGCTATCCCTCAAGGCTCCTTCACCAAGGGTGTGATATGTTTAAGACAGGCAACTCACTACAACTGAGCCAGTCCAGAAACAGTCCTTGAAAATAGGACGCGCATTTGAAGAGTGGGTAACGGCGCCCTGATTCTTGATTTTACCCCTCCGCCCCCATACTCTGAAACGTCTTCCCGTTTCGGAATTTGGCCAGGTAAAAAAAGATAGGTTTCCCGGATGGTGGTGACCCCATTCACTACCGTTTCCCGTTTCCTGTATCGTTTCGGCCGTTTCCAGGGATTCCCGGCACGGGCCGCGGGAGTTGACCAGGGTAAATTGCCCGGAAAGGTATCTAAATCGCTCCAGGATGGACGCAAATATTGATCCGGTATTGACCTACAGGGAACGTATTGCGAGGCGGTACGGTGAGTGTGAGAGGCCTGTACAGAAACGTATATATACACGAAGGCCCGGCCGCCGTGAAGCAACCGGGCCAGGGTTTAGGGTTTATGGTTTAGGATCAGTCGAACGGGAACGCGTCACCTATTCCGAGCGAATCAAGCTCCATGATTTCCTCCAGCTCCAGGACGGCATCCTGGTTCACCAATATGGCACCGTTGAAACGCAGAACCAGGCCGACGTGTATAGCAAACCGAATATTCCGGGACTGTGTACCGGTTGAAGGTTTCAGCCCGGCATTTAGAAATGCGGCCGTGGCATCGGCCAGGGATTCGGCATCCCATTCATGGCCGTCTAAGATTGCGAAAGCATCTGTAATGTTCATGGGGTTTCCTCCTTTTTGGTCAGTTGATAACGGGAAGTTGAATAACGAATCCGGATTGATCCTTCCGGGCCGCTCCTTTCGCTCTGAGGCCGGCAATAACGCCTTTCGGCTCCAGGAAACGCAGATCCGTAGTGTCTGCGTCTACTACCGGGAATCCGTTCCACTCGGCCGGTAGTTCCTGGCCTTTAGGTGTATTGAACACCACAGCTACACGGGAATGTGCCACGGCGTGGATAAGGTCCGACCGGTTTGTTTGGTCAGAATAGCTGAACGTTAGGTCATAATTACGTGGAAGGTTCCAACGTTTCCACAGCGGCCATTTCGTGTAGTCATAAAACTGCACGTTGGGGAACAGCTGAAATATGTTCGGAGCTGATCCCTTCAGGCTATCTTTGACAGGAACGCGTTCCCATGGGATGTCAGATGTACCGTTTAGTCTGACAACCGGGATGAGGCCCTCCCTTTCGGCCTTTCGTTCCAACGCTTGGATTGAATAGACCAGGTCAGCCATGAATGAATCCCGTTCCCGGAAGAATCGGTCGGTCTTCGCCTTCCGGGCCCGCTGTACCGAATTGAATCCCCCACGGCCTGCAGTATACAAACAGGCCGCAGTACAACCTTTGGAACGGTACCGGCATACTTCCCGGCCGGATTCCCTGGCCGGGGCCAAATACAGAATCCCTGTCAGGAATCCACGGGCCGTTCCTTTAGACGTCTTCGCGTCTACGTTTATAGATAGGATATTATTCGACATCGGTTTGTACTTCGTTTATTTCATAGGTAGCGACATGGGACGTGTAATCCACGTTAACAAGACTGATCAGCTTTTGAACCCACAGTTTCCGAACGGCCGCGGCCTCGGCCTTGGTACAGTTGATCCAGTCGATATAGATCGGCCGGCCGCTTATCAGCCGCGACAGGTACAGTGATTGTTTGCTCTGCATGATTTCAGGCCTCCCGGCCGGTTTGATTTTTAATGCGCTTACAAGGAATAGAAACGAATAAGGTTCGATATAGCCTCACGTTGGCTTACAACGGGCAAACCAAATGAGACACCACCGTTTTCTTCCCGAGGATACGCCATGTGTACGCGTAATCCGGTACCGTTTTCGTCTTGAAAGTGTTGCCAAATGTGCATGGGTGAAGCTCCGTCAATGCGGCAATTCTCGGCGGCTTCAGCGGCCTTGTATGCATCGCCCATTGTTTGCCCATATTGTGTTGGATTCTCGCAAAAGCGAACCAGCTCAAAAGAAATTGCGAGCGCTTTGATAAGGTTTTCCATCTTCATTTCAGGCCTCCCGGCCGGTTTATTTCATGTAAGAGTTGAAGGTGTCGGGATCTTCCGAGCGGGCAATATCCCGGGCCAGATCAATGGCCTGTTGCCATGTGTGATGCCCCGGCCGGTATTCGGCCCGGTAATGTTGACAGGGATTCACCTCTATATATAGGTGAAATACATCTCCGAGCTGGTCGGAATCCACGGGCCATGGTTTCATGACCACATTGACGTAGTTCCATGGGCCGAAATCGTCCAAAACAGTGAGAAACTGCTCTTCCGTACATCTTTCAAGTTTCATGTTCAGAGGCCTCTCGGCCGGTTTGCTTTTGCGAAACGCAGGAATATAAACTGATCCGGATCAAATAAACAAACAATACCGGACCAAATAACCGGACCCGGTACCGAATTCATATACGGGCCAATGCACGGCCACCTATTGTCCGGCATGAATCAGCGGAAACGATACCGGCCCTGGCCCTGGAGCCCCGACCCTGGCCCAGGCCCCGACCCTGGAGCCCTGGCCCTGGAGCCCCGGTCCTGGAGCCCTACAGAATCCCGGCCCTTCCATTGCGAAACGCAATTCTGTACCGGTTTCCCGGTCCGAAACCAGATCCTGCTTCGCTTTTCGGCCGATCGGACCAAATTTCGGGAATTTTGCCCTATATAGACCCCCCACCCAAAAAAACCCGCCCGAAAAACCCCGCCCAAAAAAAGAGGGACGC